TTACCTTGTTTTAATGCCGTCCCTACGCAGCGTGGTCAGGTCGTCCTTCATGTCACGCATGTCCTTGCGCATCAGTTTCAGCGTCTCGCTGCACTCGCCCGTGTTCGTATCTATACGTTTCAGGTGTCCCAGAGCCGTCTGCATGCTCCCCGCCACATTCTCCACGTTCGTGTCTATGTTCGTCTCGTGCACCAGCATCGCCGTGTACAGACCCTCCAGTTTCGTTATGCTCTCCTGCGAGGCCGTCGTGTATGCACCGCTCTTTCCCGTCTGCGTCGTGCTGTCCCCCTGCCACAAGTCCAGCCCCTTCTCCTTCGCCAGCTGACGATACTTCTCCAGCAGCGCGTTGAAGGTTCCCTGCTGGCTCAGAGCATTGTCCGTCATGTCGTCCAGAATCCGCACATAGTTGCCAAACTTCTCCTCGTCCGTCAGGTCCTCGCGCTTCATCACGTCCAGCATCTCCGCCTGAGCCTTCTCCAGCAGTGGAGCTATCGTCACCGTGTATATCATCTGCTCCGCCAGCTTCTCCAGCATACCCGTCAGCGAGTCCGCAAAAGCCTTCCCCACATCAGTACCGTTCTTGAAGGCATCCACCAGAGCGTCCGTCAGCGTCTGACCAAGGTCGCCGAACACACCCTCAAAGTAGTCCTTCACAGACTCCCAAGCCTCCTCAGCCTGGTCATATAGGTCTATGATATACTGCAGGGCCTCCTTGTCATTCTTCGCAAACTCACGGCTGTTCATGATGCTCTCAGCCAGCTCGCGGTTAAAGTTCCCCGCACTGTCTATCAGCTCCGGATAAACGTCCAGTATGCTGCTGTACGTATCCTTGCCCTTGCCCCAGCCGAACAGACCCGTCTTCTTATGTCCCGTCTTTATATCAATGTCAGCCAGTCCCGAGTAAGCATCCTTCAGCTCCGAGTAGCCCTTGTTCACAATCTTGTTCCAGAAGGCACTGCCCGTCTCCGTGTATCCGAACTTCTTCTGCTGCTCAGCCGTGCCCGCAATCTCCGCCTTCAGCCCGGCGTAGGCATCCTTCATCACCCTCACAGCGTTCGCAGCCTTCCCGTAAGTGTCCGTGCCGAATATCGTCTGAGCCTTCTCCAGCTCCAGGTTCTGCTCCATCAGCAGCAGGTTATACTCACGCTGCTGAGTCGTCACCTCCTCCATGATCTTCTCCAAAGCAGCCTTATGACGAGCACTCGCCTGAAAAGCCTTCGTCACCCAGCCGATAGCCTCGCCCGCGGCAGCAGCTATGCCGCCAACGACGCCGCCCTCAGCAAAGCCACGGCCTATGTTGCTCACACTCGTCATCACACCCTGCACAGCATCCATCGCCTCAGCCATGCCATCGTTACCCGCCGCCTCAAACATCTCGCTCAATCTCCCGGCCAGGTCGCCCACCATCTCAGCAGAAGCCGCAGCAGACTCACCAAGGCGCTTCAGCTTGGCCTCAAGGCCCTTCTCCTCACCATCCTCGCCGTGCTTGAACAGCTCCCCAACCGCATCAGCCAGAGCCCTGAACGGATTCTTACCGAGCACCTCCTTCTTCAGCTTCTCATACTGCTCCGTCAGAGCCTTCAGCTTCTCAGGACTCTTCTCCAGGGCCTTCAGCTCAGCCGGCGAAAAACCAAGCCCCGCCATATCCTTCTGCGTGATCCTCCGCTCCGTCCTTCCGTTCCCGTCCTTTATCACAGCCGTGCCCTCAGCGTCCTTCGTCCCACGCAGATAGTCCATCAGCACCTTTATGCGGTCTATTATCTTCTGCACCTCTGCCACACTCTTCTCCGAAGTGTCAGCAAACAAGTCCACAAGCACCTTGTTCTCCTTGCCAAGCTCCGTCAGCTGAGCCTCGTCCACAGACTTCAGCGCAGCACGCTCCTGCTTCGCCAGCTCTGCCAACGCACGCTCCTTCACATCCTCCCCTATAGGACGCCCCTCTGCGTCCACAGCCTTCTCTATCTGAGCACGATCCTTAGCAAACTTCTCGCTGATGCTCTTGCGCTGCTCCTCGTAGTCTTGGTACTTGGCGAGCAGCTTTTCGTACACCTTCGCTTGCTCTTTCAAGTCAGCCTCACCGCTCACCTTGTCCAGGTATCGGCGGCTCTTGTTTATCTGCACCTGCACATTGCTTCGCTCATCATCCACACCGATGATAGCGCCAAGCCAGTTCCTGCGCTCCTGCCAGCGTTTCAAGTCTTTCAGCAGCTCCTCCACACGCTCTCCTTCAATGTTCTCAGCGAGATGTCCGTCGTTATCACGCATATAGCGGTTCATCACAGAGCGGTCGCTGCTCAGATTCCCGTCCTTCAGAATGTCGTCGTTCCAGTTTCGTAACGCAAACTCAAGCATAGCCACCATGTCCTTCACGCTCTCATAGCTCTCTGTCATCGTTTTCAGAGTCTGAATAGGGTCGATGCCGTCGGCAAAGTCGTTCTCCTGCAGCCATTGGCGGTAGAAGTTCCAGTCGCTCGTGCCAAAGTATTGGCTCATCGCTTCTGAAGCCACAAGCTTTTCCGCCAGGTCATCAAGTGCATCGCTCATGTTTTCCAGCTCGTCTATAGGCCTCGAAAGGTCCAGTTTCGTCAGCGTGTCCATCATCTGGCTGAAGTCCAGCTCATTCAGGCTTTCCGTAGTGCGGTCTGTTGCAAGCCTTAGTGTTTCAAAGGCTTTCACGATGCGCACCTTGGCAGAATCTATCTTGGTGCTCTGTTTTGATAGGCGATCAGCATAATCGTCTATCGTTTTAAGGTCTTCTATCTTCACGCTCCCTCTCATAGCTTCACATATTTTGGGTTAGTTCTCGTCAGCTCTATAGCTGCTCGGTAGCAGTAAAGAGCGTTAGCATAAGTTTTCAGTTCCTTCCAGCGGCTGTAGCCATAACGCTTCACAAGAAGGCGTTTGCCGCTCGTTTTCAAAAGTGTCATGCCGTTCTTGCGGCAGTTTCTCTGAGAATATTTGTCCATAAGCCTTTATTTATAATTAATAATTTGTAGTTTACCCCCCCCCCGATGCCCTTGGCTCTTCGAGGTTCGTCACAAGTACATCAACGAGAACGACATCTATGTCTTTGGTGATAGGCTCATACATCGGGTATATCTCGTTTGGCACATGATAGAGCGCCCTGGGCACTGGCGCGTCCTCTCCAACAAAGGCGATAATCTCACACTACCAGAGGATATCGACAAACTTTGGTAGCCTTTTTCTTGCACAGCTCGGTGTTTTTTCGTATCTTTGCAGTGTTCAAATTCAAAACATCGTGCATAGCACAAGCGACGCCAATCTAATGGCAAAATATAGACGCTAGCTGCGTCAGTTTTGACCTTAGCGGTGCGCAAACCCCGTTCTGTAGTTGTAATGGCTGCAGAAGGTTTGTTTTGAAACCTGAACAGCGGGAAGTGGCGCACCGCTTTCTTTTTGTGCCGCATGTTCAAATTCAAAACAATATGTCTAACAAACAGATTTTCGATTTTTCCTTCAACGGAAATCTCCTCTCCGTCCGTCAGCAGAAAGACGGGCTGGTATTCAACGCAAAGCAGGTTTGCACCATCTTGGGGATGAAAAACACTGCAATGGCTCTTAAAGCGCTCGACGACGACGAAAAGGGTATAAACAATGCTTACACCCTTGGAGGCAAGCAGAAGATGCTTTTCATCTCCGAGTCCGGGCTCTATCATCTCATCTTCATCTCCCGCAAGCCGCAGGCTAAAGCCTTCCGCCGTTGGGTCACATCCGAGGTCTTGCCATCCATAAGGCGTAGCGGTGCCTATGTCAAAAAGCCAGTTTCCCAAGACAAGGAGCTCTTTGCTGCTATGAAGCGTTTTATCGCTCCGGCTGATTATAGAGAGGTAGCAAAAGCTTTCGGGGTGTCCGTCGGCCACGTTCAGAATGTTGCTTCTGGCCATTCCCGTTCCTTCGCCATTTTTCAGCACCTTCGCGACATCGCCTTTTCCAATCGTCAGCAAGGCATAGTTTTCGAAGCTCCGCAGCGTGTATCCGCAGAGCAGTACAGGCAGCTTCTCATTCCGTTCGCACCCGATAGCATGAAAGGGGGCGAAAAATGAAACAGCAAATACAATTCGAAGCAACATTACAGCTGCTCGCAACTCTTGATTCAAACGAACTTCCATCGGCTTTAATCGATTCTATTCAACATTACACCGAAAGTCTATACAAAGGCAATTTTATAGTTTCAGATAGTGACAGTAATAACATTTATGTCATGCTTTCTTTGCTTCGTGCCTTGCTTAAAGACTTGTGCGGTCTCTCTTTATAACTTTTTCTGTTCAGCCTCGCTTTACTTTGGTAGAGTGGGGCTTTTTCATTTCTTCAGTCTTGTTTGAAAACACTCCAGGATCTCCTGAGCGGTACGCTTCCCTTTCACTTTACGCGACGGTCCAGAGTCTTTCTTGCCCTTCACCTTCACATACCGCGGAGCATCGGCAAGCATCAGCACCAGAGTCTCCCAGTTCACACCCCACAGCATATAGTCCACACTCCAGCCAGTAGCCTGAGCCACCTGCCAAAGCATACCGAAGAGGCTATGTGAACACTCATACTTAGTTCTTAACTCCCCTTCCTTTAATGGCTCGCTATCGTCGGCTTCAGCGGATTCGTCGCCGCCGACAATGCGATAATACTCTCGAAACCCCGAGTACCCAGCAGAAGCGTCCAACGTCGGAAAGCAGCCTCAAGCCAAACGTCATCCACCCACCAGCGTAGCAACCATGCCACCACGCCCGACAGCAGCAGACCGCTCCACTTCCCCCTGCATATCGTCAGAGCAACAATCCGGCTCACAGTGCGACCGTGCTCCCCAAGCCAAGCCAGACGCTCAGCCTCTGTCATCGCCTCCAGCTCCGCGTGAGTCACGTTCATGCCGGCAAACAGACGAGCTATGCGTATCTGACCGCCAAGACGCGGACGGCCCATCCTGAAACGCAGACGTATCGCCTCCTTGCGCCACGGCAGCTTCAACTCCTTAAAAGGAACGGAGACACCCACGTCCAAAAGTGCCTCCGCTGCCTCTTTCTCAATATGGCTGTCCTTCATCGCTCTCGGTGTTTATCTATCCAGCCACATCATCAATGCTGTAAGGCTTGCTACCGTCGTCCGGAATCATCACCTCAACCTCAACCTTCACCTTCGACACACTGTCCAAGTTCAGGTCGCCGTCAATGTATGCCGAGATGAAAGCCTTCCGGATGTTTATCTCGTGCGACGAGTCCGTCTGTATCGTCAGTGGGCTCGTTATCTGCACCAGATCCGATGGAGCTTCCCAGCCCGTCGCTTTCTCCGCCGTCTTCTTCACCACACCGCCCATCAGAGCTGCCATGTTCTCGTAGTCCATCTGGATCAAGTCAAAGCTCGGAGCTATCGTGCCGTTCGACTTCGGAATCACAAGCACAGGGCCGCCATGCTTCTGGGCAGCATTGATCTTCGTCACCTCGCCCTTCGCACCGTTCAGCTTGAAGCTGTTTTCCTCGATGTAGCCAAGCTTTTTTTCGCCTACCTTAACGACCGCCAGGCCGTACATAAAATCGTTCATAAATCTTCATTGTTAAAATTGTTATTACCGTGCAGACTATTCCGCCTGCAATAAATACACACCAGTCCACCCACCACAACCCTCGCTCTTTCGAACGTTCTTCAACCGCCGTTTGAGCACTGTCCTGAAGATGAGCGTTCTTCACGCTCAGGCGCTCGTTCTCCGCCTCATAATACGCACACAGACGCGCCAAACTGTCGCAGCCGCTCTCTATCACCAGGGTAGGAGGCTTGCCGCCCGTGTTCTGCTTCACACTCGCCTTCACGTGCGCACGGCCCGAGCTCGCAGCATAGCTCGCTCCTTCAGGCAGTCGCCACAGACCGGAGTCAAGCGCTATCTCCAGCAATGCCGTGTCCGCCTTCACTGGTGCCGTCCACCACGCCTTCATCACGCTCGTCGCGGCGCTTGCGCTGTCCTTTCGCACTGCGCTTGCCGACACTTTGTTTTCCGACCTCACCGTCTGTCTCGTCGAGCTGCAGCTCGCTGCTGACAGGACAAGCAGCCCGGTGAGGACATAGCTGAATAGCCTCAATGGCACGCGACAGACGGTTGACAGCACGGCGCGTGAGGTTGTTTTCAGCCACCAGTTTCTCAGTGATCTTTGTCGTCTCTTCATATTTCTTCTGCGTTTCAACAAGCAGCGTCGATACGTCTTCGTACATCACCTTGTAGGTGTCATGCACGCTCTTCGCCGTCTCGGCCTCCTTCACCTTGCGGTTCGCAACCCAAGCGATGGCGGCACCTATGCCGCCCGAGGGTATAGCCCACTGCAGGATTTGCATGATTACTGTGTCCGCCATCCTTGTTTTCTCTTTATTCGTTATTTACTCTGTTTTCACACTCTCCTTACTGCCTGATGCCGATGCTCTCTAACCATGCCTTCACGTCAAAACTCGGGCAGGCTTTAGTCACGCCTGGCAGGTCACGGTGACCCACAATCTTGATCTGTGGAAACCTTTCATGAAAGTTCCTCACATAGTCAGTCATAGCCTTCAGCTGTGCCGCCGTGCGCGTGTCCTTGGCCGTCTTGCCGTCCTTAGCCAGACCGCCGGCATACACCACATGGCGGCTCACCGAGTTATAGCCCGCAGCACCGTTCGTCACCTCCCAGGGGTCCACCTCCGCATCCTCGTTGTTCTTCACCAGGCGCTCCACTGTTCCGTCCAGATGGAACAAATCGGTGTAACCCACCTGCTTCCAGCCCCTGCCGCCCTTCTTCACCGGGTCAGTGTGCCAGTGGCGTATCTCTTTAGAGCTTACCTCACGGCCTTCTGGAGTGGCTGTGCAGTGCAGCACCAGATATTTCATCCTTGCCATAGCCTAGCCGATGGGGTCAGCATACTCTGCCAAACCGCGTTTCACAACGTCCTGGGCACGCTCCTGCTCAAATTCAAGCACCTCACCTGCCTCGTGCACCACGCTCAGGTCTTCCTTGTCGCGAAACTTTGCCACGACCTTCACACTCACTGTCTTTTTCTCTGCCATAATCTTTTTTTTATTTAAGTTGTATTTGTTACCAGGGCGGAGGCGGTTCCACGCACTCCGCCGTTCACAGTTTCTATCCCTCGGGCACGTAATTGAACTTCTTGGTCTTTCTCCAGTCCATCACCACAATCTCCTCGCCGAAGCCAACGTTCGTGTCGGCCTTTATCAGCAGCTTGAAGAAGTACAGCTCCGACGGGTTGCTCAGCTTGTCTATCTGGATCACGTTCTCGTCGTCCTGAAGGTTCACCGCAGCGAAGAAGTTGCCGTCCGCATCGGGCGAGCACAGCGTCGCCATGATGAGCGAGTCAGGCCAGGCGGCCACTGTCTCGATGGCGATGCCCTTGAAGCGCTTGCTGTTCACCTCGCTCTCGTTAGAGTTCTTGTGCTCGCGCTCTGTCAGTTCCTTGTCGTACTGGTCAAAGTCGTCAACGCTCATCAGAATGCGCAGGTTCGGGTTCTCGCGCATCGCCTTGGGGATGGCGTTGCGCACAGCATACAAGCGGTCTATCATCGAGGTGGGGCCCTCAGGGTTCACCACAATTACGTCGCTTGCCTTGGCTGCTTGCGTCAATATGCCGTCCATCAGCTGGTCGTCGGTGCCGCCGCTCACATACTCGCCGTTCACAAACAGGTTGCCAAGCTCAAACTGCACCTGCTTCGACAGCGCCTCCAGAAGAGCGTTCTGGGCCTCGGGAGGAAGTTCCGCAAACACCAGGTTGCCCTTAGGCTGCCACTTTCTCCATATCTGCTCAAAAGCTCGTGGGTTAAACACCGTGAACGCCATGAAGTCGTGGGGCTCCAAGGTCTGCTCGCTGTAATTGAAGTCGCCCTGGGCATCGCTCTTCTGAGGGTCTTCCTTGCGCTTCTGCAGCATCTTGCCCGCCTTTAGGCGTGGCACGCTGATTTTCTTTTCCACACCGGGAATCACCATGATGAGTCCCTTGTCCACAAGCTCGTTGCCCGTGGTCGCAACGGTCAGGATGCGCTCCAGCACCTCGCCGTTGTAGTTCGTGTTCTTTACTACTATTGCCATTTGTTTTCCTTTTTATGGTTCTTCTGTCTCTCTCGTCCTTTACTGGAACTGGCGCTTCATGCGCGCTTCCCTGATTTGCTTCTGGCGCTGCTCCCATGGGCCGTCGCTTACGCCGGGCTGCACATGCAGGTCGTTCATCACCTTGCGCTTCGGGGTCAGCGCGGAAAGCACCTTCTTGCCCTCGTCCATGTTTCCCTTCAGAATGTTCTCGAAGGTCGGGCGGCTTTCAGCGTTGATGCGGCCGTCCTGCTCAGCTGCGTCCAGCAGTTCCTTGCGCTCAGCCTCTGCGTCTGCCTCTGCTTTGTCCTCAAAGCCCTTCAGCTTCTTCTTCAGATCTTTGTTCTCGTCCTCCAAGGTCTGTGCCTTGCCGGCAAGGGTCGCATAGTGCTGAGCCCTCGCCACCACTTCTTCATCACTCTTGCAGTCCTTAAACTGCGCCTGTTTCTTCAGTTCTTCTAATGTCATATCGTTCGCTTTTTGTGGCTCGTTCCTGAGCCGGTTGTTGAATGTCGTGTATATCTCCTCCTGGGTGCTGTCCTCAGCCACGGGGTCCGCATCATAAATGCCGTCTATCAGACCCATCTGCAGGGCCTCCTGCGCCGTCAGCCAGTGGTCTGTCCCGTCAAAGTATTGGGCTTTCACTTCTTCTTTGCTCATGCCCATGCGTTGGGCGTACATCTCGCCCAGACTGTCCTCAAGGCTCTCTATCTCCGCGATGCATTTCGCCATCTCTTGCTTGTTGCCGTAGCAGCCACCGCTCACGCTGTGAAGCATCAGACGCGCATACCGGCTCATCTCCACTGGCTTGCCGCACAACGCTATCACGCTCGCCATGCTCGCCGCTACACCGTCCACGTAAAGGCGTATGTCTGCATTGCTCTGGCGGATGGCGTTGTAGATGGCTATACCGCTGAACACGTCGCCGCCGTTCGAGTTGATGCGGATGTCTATACGCTCACTTTCCTCGGCGCAGGCTGCCAGCTCGGCGGCTATCTGACCGCTCGCCACCTCGTAGCCGATGTCGCCATACATGTAGATGGTGCTCACGCTCGCCGCTTTCTTGATATTGAAATATTTGCTCATTGTCTCCTTCTTTGTCGGGCAGTTTGCCCATGTTGCGGTTGCAAAGTTAATGGCTTTCCAACCTCATTCCATACCCCCTGTTTTATCATGAAACGTTATGCCGGCATCATAACGCCGCAACTTGTCATCATGCTTTTCACTCGCTCGGATTCACTCCTTTTCACGGTAATTTTGCACTGCATTTATTCACATTATAAACAGATTTTTCAATGGCAGATTTAACCAATACACAGAAAAAGGAGTGGGCTCGCACGCTTTATCTCCGAGAAAACCTCACACAGCAGGAGATTGCCGACCGTGTGGGAGTGTCACGCGTCACAGTCTCAAACTGGTGCCGCGGCGGCAAATGGGAGGAACAGAAGGTCGGACTCACGCTCACACGACGTGAGCAGGTACAAAGCCTCTATCGTCAGGTGGCCGAAGTCAACAACGCAATACAGCTCAAACCAGAGGGGCAACGATACCCTGATGCTAAGCAGGCTGACACTATCGTGAAGCTCACATCAGCAATACGAAACATGGAGCAAGAGGTGGGCATCGCCGACCGCATCGCTGTGCTCACTGATGTCATCGAGTGGATGCGACCATCCGACCTCGACAAGGCAAAGGAGCTAACCTCGCTTTTCGACGCTTACATCAAGGACAAACTCTAACAGCGTATGAAACAGACTGACCGTATAGCACTACAAAACTGGGAAAAGTTCAAGGACAACATCGCGCGCGCAACGCCAGTCGATCGATCCATGTCACAGGCCGAAATACAGAAGCACCGTGCATGGCTTGAAGCACGCCCGCTCGAATGGATAAAATTCTTTTTCCCGAACTTCGCACAGTATGAGTTCGCACCTTTTCAGAAAAGGGCCATACGACGCATTCTCTCCAATCCCGAGTGGTTCGAGGTAATCTCATGGAGCCGAGAGCTCGCCAAGTCCATTTGTGCCATGTTCTGCATCATGTACCTCACACTCACCGGGCTTAAACGAAATGTCATACTCACATCCAATTCCTTCGACAATGCCGTCCGCCTGCTCGACCCGTTCCGGGCCAACCTCGAGGCCAACGGGCGCATCATTGCCTACTACGGAAAGCAGCAGTCGCTCGGCTCATGGACGGAGGACGAGTTCATCACCAAGCAGGGCGTGGCATTCCGGGCACTCGGTGCTGGACAGTCACCACGTGGCTCCAGAAAGGATGCCGTCCGCCCGGATGTATTGATTGTCGATGACTTCGACACAGACCAGGACACGCTCAATCCCGACATCATACAGAAACGATGGGACTGGTGGGAGAAGGCGCTTTACCCAACGCGCTCTGTCTCTGAGCCTACACTGGTGCTCTTCTGCGGCAACATCATCGCCAAGGACTGCTGTGTCGTACGCGCAGGAGCAATGGCCGACCATTGGGACATCGTTAATATCCGCGACAAGGACGGACACTCCACATGGCCCGAGAAAAACTCTGAGGAGCACATCGACCGTGTTCTCGCCAAGATTTCCAAGAAGTCAGCGCAGGGCGAGTACTTCAACAACCCCATCTCAGAGGGCGAGATATTCTCCGAGATGGCTTTCGGAAAGGTGCCGCCGCTCTCCAAGTTCAAGTTCCTCGTGGCTTACGGCGACCCCGCTCCGGGCGAAGGCAAGGGCAAAAAAGGCAAGTCGTTCAAGACGGTCTCACTCCTCGGCAAGCTCTCCGGCAAGCTGTACGTCATAAAGACGTTTTTGGCTCAGGCGCTCAATGCCGAGTTCATCGACTGGTATGTGCAGCTGCTCGCATTTGTCGGAGGGCGTGCTCCGGTCTATTGCTACATGGAGAACAACAAACTTCAGGACCCGTTCTTTCAGCAGGTATTTAAGCCGCTCGTAGCCAAGGTGCGACGCGAGCAGGGCGTACAGCTCTACATTCGAGGAGACGAGGAGAAGAAAACCGACAAGGCAACACGCATCGAGGCCAATCTGGAACCGATGAACCGTGCCGGTAATCTCATACTCAACGAGGCGGAACGCGACAATCCCCACATGAAGGAACTCCTCGACCAGTTCACGCTCTTCACCCTCTCACTACGCTATCCGGCCGACGGTCCTGATGCCGTTGAGGGCGGCAATCGCATCATCGACGAAATTCAGCACAGGGCAGAACCACCGGTCACACGCTCGCGTGCCGACATACGCACACGCAACAAACGAAGATTATAAATTCTAAACAATGTATATATGAGCCAATTCGTACAACTTTCCGACTACGATGCCTCCATTCACCGAGAGATTCTCGATGCGCTCACCAGAGCCGACGAATCGGTCATCGAGATTTGTGAGGATCGGGCCATCGCCGAAATGAGGTGCTATCTCTCCAAACGATACGACTGCGACCGTATCTTCGCGGCCACTGGGGCCGACCGACTCCAGCTCGTACTCATGATGGTCATAGACATCGCCGTATACCACATCTTCTGTATTCACAACCCGCAGAAACTCTCGCAGCTGCGCAAGGACCGCTACGACCGGGCAGTCGAGTGGATGAAGGCGGTCGCCGCAGAGGACATCTCCATCGAGGGGGCACCGCTACTGCCCGAGGAGGTGCGTGCTGCACATGCGCCATTCCGCTTGAAAAGCAACCCCAAACGGGTCAATCACTGGTAACTGACAATTAAAAATTCTGATTATGACAAAACGAAAGTATAGCAAAGCCCCAAAGGGCAAAATCACCATTGGTGGAAACATTCCGCAGCAGGGACAGCAGCACCCCAATGTCATTGTGCTCACGCAGCCAAAGCGCTTCGGCATCGACATCGCCGACTTCACTTCGGCTGTCCGGGCGGCAGAGGATGTCGATTTCTCGCGACGATACAAACTCTACGACCTTTACTCTGACATACTCATGGACACACACCTCTCCTGCGTCATCGAGAAGCGACGCAATGCAGTACTCTGTGCCGACATCGAGTTCTGGAGAGACGGCAAGCCCGACGAGGCGGTCAACGAGCAGATTAAGTCACCATGGTTCTCACGACTCGTCACCGACATTATAGATGCCAAGATGTGGGGCTTTTCCCTCTGCCAGTTCTATCGCCAGGGCGAATGGGTCGATTACGACCTCATCCCAAGAAAGCATGCCGACCCGGTGCGCCGACTCATACTACGACGTCAGACCGACATCACTGGCACCTCATGGGACGAATACCCCGACCTGCTTTTCATCGGATCGCCTTCTGACCTCGGACTCCTCGCCAAGGCTGCACCATGGGTCATATACAAGCGCAACACCACGGGCGACTGGTCACAGTTCTCCGAGGTCTTTGGCATGCCCATTCAGGAGTACACTTACGAGACCGATGACGAGGACTCACGACAGCGAGCCATCGATGATGCATACAATGCCGGCTCGCTCGCAGTTTTCGTGCATGGCAAGGACACCACGCTAAACCTCGTTGAGGCGGGCAACAAGACGGGGTCGGCAGATGTCTACGAGAGATTCTGCGAGCGCTGCAACAACGAGATTTCAAAGCTCATACTCGGAAACACGCTCACCACCGAGTCCTCAGAAAACGGAACGCAAGCACTCGGCACGGTACACAAGAAGGTGGAGGACCGAGTGGCGCAGGCCGACAGACGATACATCCTCGATGTGCTCAATTACGACATGACGGACATATTCCAGCGCATGGGCATCAATACCTTTGGCGGAGAGTTCTGTTTTCCCGAGCAGAAGGACATCGACCCTTCCACAAAGATGAACATACTCACGCAGCTGCGCGCCAACTTCCAGCTACCGGTATCAGACGACTATCTCTATGAGGAGTTCGGTGTCGAAAAACCTGCCGATTACGACAAACTGAAAGCCGAACAGCAACAAAAAAAGGAGGCGCTTGCCTCCATTGCCAATCAGCAGCTCCCTGCCGATGATGATGACGAACCCGATAACAGCGACGACAAAAAGAACTCCGAACCGTCGCCCAAACAAAAAAAGTCTTTCAAAAACTGGCTGCGCTCTTTTTTCGCAAAAGCCCCGCAACCGGGCGGGGCGGATTTAGAGTGGTAGTCAACAATCTCTACCAGGCGAAGACTGACGATGTGGCTGCGTCCATGGAGTTCTCCGACGATTTCATCGCGCAGGTTCTCCACGACATCTACCGTCGGGGCAAGGCTCAGTCTCCCGCCGACCTTTCGCCCGAACTGTTCCGTGCTATCCTACGTAGGTTCAATGAGGCAACAGCACAGGGCATGGCTGCATCCGATGGGCCCGACATGGATGACGACTTCCGACAGGCGCTACGCCATTCCAACGAGGTCTTCTCTGCCTTCAAGGTCCACCGTATGCAATCTGATATGGCAAGACTTCTCACCGATTCAAACGGCGATTTAAAGCCGTTCAATCAGTGGGCAAACGATGTCCTGCCCATCGCCTCGCATCAGTGTGGGGCATGGCTGCGAACAGAGTACGACACGGCGGTTGTCCGCGCACACCAGGCTGCCGACTGGCAGCAGTTCCTACGGGAGGCAGACGTGCTGCCCAACCTCAAATGGATGCCATCCACATCGCCCAATCCGGGAGCCGACCATCAGCTCTTTTGGAACACGGTCCGACCCATCAACGACCCCTTCTGGAACGAACACCGACCGGGCGATCGATGGAACTGCAAATGCTCGCTTACATCCACCGACGAGCCATGCACTGCTACGCCTTCTTCCGACAAGGCAAGCAATCCGCAGCCCGGACTCGATTCCAATCCAGGAACTGACGGGGCTGTGTTCGCACAGTCGCATCCGTATTTCCCCAAGTCATGCAGCTCATGCAGTTTCTATAAACCGGGCTTCAGGGACAAGCTGAGCCATTTGTTCAACAACAAGGCTAAAGACTGCTACAACTGCCCGTACATCAACAACTGTTTAGACTCGTTATGCAAATCAGATAAGCCAGATAAGGAGAAATTAAAAGCTAATAGGGTTGAATACAAACGCTTGCTTCACGACCCAGAATACAAAGATGTTGTTTTCGACAAACGTACTGGTGGACTCAAAGCCGCACATATTGGTCATATAACTCATGAGGGCGAACACGCACAAAGGTTCTTTGGCGGACTTACTTCTTCCGACCTGGAAAATGAATGTCAAAATCAACTGTTCTCAATGGGACACAAAGCTATCTTCTGTAATGAGACAAAAAAGAAAAATGGACAGCAATTAGCGGCTCTCGATATGGTTATGGATGACAAATATATGGACATACGCTCGGTTACTGGACGTGGATGGTACTCAAATATATTTGTTAAAAAGAATGATCAGTTACGCCGATACAACAGCAGAAGCGACGTCGAGGAGAAAGCGGATGCTCTTTGTCTGTATTTCCATGATCCAAACCTGTTTGATGAGACAAAAATGAAAAAATCCATCAACTATTTCAAGTTCTATCGGAATTTTGACGGGAATCTGCTTGATAAGGATTTGAAGCATATCTATTGTGTCATAAAGGGTAGAAACGAGTTGCTTCACTATGAAATATGAAAAAAGCCGGGTCTCTCAAGGAACACCCCGGCGCCGGATGCGTGCCGAAACACACATAACTTATTTCTAAGTCACCGCAAAGATAACAATAATAATTTAATAAACAAGCGTTATGAACAAATTTTTCTCTTTTTCGCAGCGTCTAACCGATACAAGCGTCTCATCGGCGGCAGCATCGCAGCACTCATGTTTTACATCTTATTCTGAATGTTATGGAGCTAAAGGATTTCTCAAAACAACTAAAATCGCATGGTAAGCAAATCGACCATCTTATGCGAAGGCGCCTCCCCGTCATTGCAGGACGTATGGCAAAGGACTTCTTTCAGAACAGTTTCCGCATCAGTGCCTTTGTCAATGGTGGGGTCCACCATTGGCAAACTACCGGGAGGCAGCTCGCAGGAGGCAAGACGGCAGCATCGCGCTATGGACCGCTACTTTCCTCACGCAACCATCTGTTCGCGTCCATAAAGTACACGCCGTCAGACTATCGCGTCAAGGTGGCAAACGACCTGCTATATGCTCCCATACACAACTGGGGAGGAACGCTCCACCCCTCTGTCACGCCTAAGATGCGACGCTTTGCATGGGCCATGTTCTATCGCGAGGCGGGCATCAAGCGAAACGCCTCCAAGAAAAGCAAAAAGAAGCGTACCGACGAGGCTGCTGCAAATCCACGTGCACAGAAGTGGCGTGCCCTCGCTCTCACAAAAAAGAAGAAACTCTCCATACATATCCCACAGCGACAGTTCCTCGGAGATAGCCGCGAGCTGCAGGACATGATACACGAACGCACAAAACAGGAAATTATCAAGATATTAAACTCAGAAAAATAAAATCATTATGGAAGAATTGTTCAAACTCATTATCGAACTCATCACTAACAAAATGACCGGTCTCTCACTCGTTGACGAAGACTGTGGTCAGTTGGAGGCTGGCATTGAGGAAGATGCCTACCCGGTCACCTTTCCGTGCGTCCTCATCGGCAATCTCGAAGCCGATTGGACTAATGTCGGCATGGGAGCCCAGAAGGGGCAGGTGCAGTTCTCTGTACGTCTCGCCGTCGATTGCTATGACGACACGCACTACGGATCGGGAACCGAGTCAAAGGTGGCAGAGCGTTTGCAAATGGCAAACAGCCTCTACACCGCATTGCAGTGTTTCCGCCCATTCGGATATATGTCGCCGATGATACGCACCAAGTCGCGTTTCTATTCTATGCCCGGTGGCATAAAGGTCTATGAGTACATCTTTTCGTTCACCATCCACGACGAGTCTGCTCTTCTCTCACAGCGTCGGGAATAGCTCCAGCTGGCTCGCGCTCAGACGAGGAACCTTCACCTTCGGCAACGGCTTCACGTTTACAGTACCACCCTCCCTGCACTTGCGTCTGATGATGCTCATGATGCGCTCTTCCGAAATAAAGAACTCACGTTCTGAAAGAAGCTTCAGGGCATCATCAAAACGTAGGCGCTGCACCTCCGTCCAGTAATAGTAACGGCGGTACAGAGCCTCGTCCCTCAGCTTTATCAGCTCTTTATTCCTTCCTTTTTTCATAGTCTGCAAAAATAAACTTTTTCCCTTAAACCGCAAGCAAAAAGCCACCTAAATCGCTCATATTTAGGTGGCTTTATTCATCTTGCGCCCTCCAAAGGCTCAGAAAGGCTCAAAAAGGCCCAGCACATCTCACAATCGGCAGAAGCTCGGCTCTATGCGGCTCCACACGCCGTTCTCCGGATTGCGCTTAGAGAAGTAATAGTTCGTCGCCGTGGCCTGCACCACATTGGCTTCTTTGAACAGACGCATGATTTCTGCATACTCCTCGTCAAAGCGGTCCTCCAGCTCATAAAGCTTCGAGATGCTCTTGTAGTCCAGGTCGCCCGTCTTGTTGCGCTCCAGAAGCGTCATCGCCATCTGGTACATCGGGTCCTCCACACCCTTCTCGCTCGCCTCCATGTAGCGCTTCAGATAGTCCACAAGGCGCTCGGCTGCAAGGTTTGCACGCTCGTCAAAGCCCTTCACCTTGTTAAACTTCACCTCAAGTCTGAAGTCCCCGTCAGTGATCGTGTAGCTCTGCTGGCTCTCGTTCTTCACAGCGCCATACTCGCGCATGAGTTTCGTGAAAGCTGTCACCTCGTCGTCAAGCCATTTCTTGAAGCCCGAAACCTCACTCTCCAAGTTCTCCACTCTGCCCAGCACGTCATGCATAAACTGCCCACGCAGCGCCTCGTAGCTCTCGCGCTTCGCCATGCGGTCGTTCTTTACCTCGGTCTGCAGCCGTGCTAACAGCTCGGCACGCTGCTCCTTTGTCATACCCTTCAAGGGGTCCACTGTCTCGTTCTTTGTTTCCATTGTCTTTTCTTTTTATGGGTTCATTACTCGTTTTCTTTCTTCTTGCGGTTCATGGCACGCAGTTTCGTGTTCAGGTCTGACAGTTCCACGCTGTCCAGGAAGCGGAAAGCCTTGCCCGCTATACGTTTGTCCTCGCAGAAGCGGTCTACAGCTTTCCAGTCTGCCGTGTTCACACCCCACAGCTGCATCTGGTGCAGCACGCCGCTACGCGCCTTGCGCTTCGCCTTCAGCAGAGCGGCACGCCGTTCGTCGTAGCCCGCCACACGTTCCATTTCCTTGCACATCAGTTCATACTCCGTCTGGGTCATCTGCCGTAGGTGCTCGGTTCTCTCGTTGGTAAACTGCCGCACCAAGGTCTCCTTGTCTGCGCCGGGAAGCAGCTTCAGCAGCTTGTAGAACTTCCCGTAGTTATCGACGTGGTTCATGCTCCGCCTCCTTTTCTTTCCATTTCAGCCACGCCTCCCTCGCCACGGCAAGTGTCGTCGGCACGTCCCAGGTCAGTCCGTCGGCTGGCAGTATAGGCACGTTGTTGAAACACACATACACCTCACCGCTGAACTCGCGAGCCTGAACTATCGCTTCGCTCTCTCTAACCAAAGCTGCTGCTTTCTTCGCAGCCTTTTTCTCGTTGCGGGCCTTGCGCTCTGCGTTCAGCCACGCTTTCAACTCGTCTAAAACTTTCATTGTGTCAATATTTATGGGTTCTTTGTTTGTCATTTTCTCGTTTGTTGGGTTTCCACTTGATGGTCACTTCGGCATCCATCTTGCCGCTGCCCTCACATACGGGGCAAATCTTCCATTCGCTGTCGTTCGGGCTGCTCCGGTCGCCTAAAAAACCGCCCTGACCATGACAGTATTCGCAAGTATATCCTCGGCTCTCGATCCGTTCTTCCTTGCTGCCGTAAACTGGTGGTGTCAGCCATATCATTCGATGCTTACTGCTCATTGTTTCTCGCGTTTATATGTTACTTTCTCATAGGTGTGCCACTGGATAATCCGTGCCGCAAACATCAGGTCCGTCGTTTCCAGCACCACACACCCTTTGTTCTTCTGACTGCGGTGTACCGTCAGGTCACATTGCCAGTTACCCTCCAGCCATTCGTCCATCACGCTCTCCGCCTGGATCTTCTTCAGCAGGATGTATATCGTGTCACCCTGCCGGTAGTCGTTCATGTCCTTACTCATTGCTTCTTGTCGTTATTGGTCCAATATTCTTCAGCTCGCTCCGCCCAGATGGTGTAGTAGCCCTTGTCCCCGAAATATCGCCCCTTCGATATGGCTCTATATCCCTCCACCCATATCTTCAGCGAGGCATCAAACATCACGCTCACCGCTGTACGACCCTTCGGGCGTGTGCCCTCGGCTTGGCTGATGATGACGAGCAGCTTGTTGGGATGCCGGGACTTGAAGGCCAGATAGTCCTCAAAGCTCATGCCCGTATACTGGTAGGAGTCTATCACCACCGTGTCGGGGCTTTTCCTTTTAGACAGTCGCTTGTCAAGGTCCTCCATGCTCTCGGCATCCAGCAGCACCATTCGGCGTGCCACGTCCTGCATCCCGGCTCGTATAAAGGCGTTCTTCATCGTCAGACTCGAACCTTCCTCCAGACTGTCATAAGCCACTCGCCCGAATCGGCATAGCTCCTTGCACAGCTTCAGCACGAAACTCGTCTTGCCGCTTCCGCTTCGACCCCACACGAACCACACACCGTTCCGCTCAGGCTCGCCGAAAGCCTCGCGCCACTCGTCGCTCAGCTTGTAGGTCTGCTTCTTCATCGCAAGCAGCTCGCTCACGCTTATCGCTCTTTTCATATCGTTTGAATGTTATTTGAACACCGTTCAAGCGTCCATCTGCTTCACTCTGTGTACACCTTTCTTCACCCTCCGCAGGTCGAAGTCATACTGCTCAGCGTCCTTCACCACCTCAGCTATCTTCTTGCGGTCGGTCAGTCCGTTCGCCACGCAGATCGCATAAACGTCGTTCGGACTTGTCTGCTCCAGCTCGAAGAACTTGCGTCCTATCCTGGAGTGTATCTCGTTATAGCCTTTCTTGTCATAACGCAGTCCCATCTTCATCCTGCGCTTGATATAAGAGGTCGAGAAAAACACGATGCCGCATTTGTCCTCAAGCCTGTTATACAGGTCTATGAAATAGTGGAACACCCTTTCCGTCAGCTTGTCAGCTTCATCGAACAGCAGCACCGGGTTCTCCGTCTGTATCAGCGCGCCGATGATCGCGTCAAGCATGTCTCTTATCGTCATGCCGTCAGTCCTCAAGCCTATCTTCCTCGCAATGTCGCGGATAAAGTCGCTGCGCTTCATGTCTTCCGAGCACAGAACGTAGTAGGCACCGCTGTGCTCACGCTCGTAAAGTCGCGCTGCCGTGGTCTTGCCGCATCCGGCTTCGCCCACCACCCAGGTCACGTTCTTCCATTCCTGGGCGTCAGTCATCGCGTAGGCCATCTCCTTTGCTGCCGTGGTCTCCACCATCTGCCAGGCACCAGGGGTGGCGGTTCCCACCTGCGAGGCTATCTTTCGCCACATGTCGTCGCTGATGTTCTCCCACTTGCCGCTCAGCACCGAGCTTACCGTGCCCGCGCTCGTACCGTCCAGACTGGCTGCTGCCTTGTTTTGGCTCGGATATTTCATCACATAGAGGCGCAGGGCCTCGCGTATCTGTTCTTTCTGTTTCTCGTTCATATCGTTTGTTTTTATTGATTCTACAGTTTTGATGCAATCTTCTTCTCCATCGGAAGCGGTATTCTCGGCGTGTCGCCATCATCACCGCCTTCCATCACGTCCAGCCAGTCGTCAAGGCTCAGCGATTTCGTGTGTCTTCCCAGCTGGTACTGCTCAGGAGGCTGCGAGTAACGCTCCATGCGGTGGTCTATCTGCCGCTGCACGGCTGCCGTCGTGCCCTTCAGCTTCGGACTGTGCAGACCCTGCTGCTCCGCGTCCGTGCCATGCTCGGCGGCTATCGTCCGGCCGGCCACTGTCCGCTCTATGCGGTCCTGAAGGTTGGCTTCCTGCTCCTGGCGGATAAACTTCGCATCGTCCGTCCCCTGCTGGTCTTGCAGGGCGCGGTGTATCAGTATGTAGGGTTCTGCCGTCCGCTCAAAGCGAAGCGAACCGTCTGTGCCTTTTGTATAGAGTCTGATGCTTGCAAAGTCGTAAGGGTCGTAAGCCACGATGAAACGCTCGTAGGTGTGCTTCCTTCGCCACTCGTGGTCGGGTACGCCGGGCGATGAGCACACTTCGTACTGCCGCTTCTCGCCCTTCACCGTTACCTGCAGGCCCTGGTCCGTGAACGTCGCCATACGTTTCGTAAACACCCAGAACATGTCCACCATGTCGTGCAGCGTCACTTCCTGGGTCTCCTCGTTCACGCTATTCTCATACATGTCTATCCTACGCTCGCCGGTGGCAGGGTGCACACCCTCGTTCCATTCCTTACGGGCTGCGGCATAGGCATCTTTCAGCTCCTCCAGAGTGTACAGACTGTCCTTGTTGGCTTCGATAAACTCCACGTTCGGGCGGCTCGACGCCTTCTTCGCCGTCACGTTCTGACCCGTGAAGCGCCAGTCCTTGTGCAGCACCTGAGCCTGAAACCGTCCGAACACGCTCTCTATCGTCTTCGACTCGCCGTTGTATGGCTGTGTCGGTCTGTGTACGCGGCAGATCTTCCCGATAAAGCCGTCCGAGTCCAGCTTCTTGTGGCCGCCCTGGTTGTCATAAACAATCTCATAAGGCTTGTGTCCGCTCTTCTGGATTGCCATGCGGTAGGCGTGGTATTGGGCCTCATAGTCCTCTGTGTCGCTGATGCAGTAGCCCAGAAGCACCTCGCTCATTGCGTCGATCACTTCATACACCTGGGTCGTCCGCACCTTGCCCTGCTCGTCCCTATAGTAAAGGTTCAGCTTCGTGCCGTCACCATACCATAGCGTGTCCCTGCGTGTCGGAAGTGCCGTCTTGTGCTTTCTGCCGTAACGCTGACGGGCTGCCTGCTCGCCATATACGGCATCATACCATAAAGGCTCCACCGACGGGCTGTTCAGCCATTTCTTCATACCGCTTAGGCTTCTTATCGGCTTCCAGCCTCTTTCCTCGGCTATCTCGTTTGCCTTCTCAAACAGCTGCGCGTCGGTGTATACCGGCACCTTGCTACGCTTCAAAGCCACAATCAGTTTCAGAAAGTCACCGGTTATCTTCAGTGCCGAAGAGTTGCCCAGCTTGCCGCTCACCACGCTCTGGTAGCCATCGGCCTTCCAAGCCTTCAGTCGCGTCTTCAGTCGCGCCAATGTGCCCGGGAGCGTGTGGCCGTAGCTCTCGCGCATACGTTCCGAACTGTCAAGTATCAAGTCCCACGCACCCGACATCGGAGCATTCAGACTGCTGCGGATGGCCTGGCGTCTTGCCGCCATCTTCTCCAGCTCGCCAAGCACCGAGGCGTTGATGGTATATTCCTCTATCATCTTCTCCGTCAGGTGGCGCTCCTGCCCGTCCTTGTCCATATAGGTGTAGGCTTCATAATACTCACGCGCCTTCGCATCTATCTTTATGCTTGCCTTCGTCATAGCCTCTCGCATCTTTTCTTCTGGGTCGCCGTATGTCGCCACAAACCGCCGTCTGTACTTCTCCGGAATACTGCTCCACACATACAGTGCCTGAGTCCCCTCGCCGCCGCCACGACGTGCACACGCTATGTTGCTGCGCTGCACGTTGCATTTCAGCGTGTTCGCCTTCATCACGGGGTCTCTGCCGCCCGTCAGCTCGGCAAACGTCACGCACAATATCTTGTTGTAGTACTCCATTTCCTTTTATCTTTGTTTTCCTTCTTGCGGTTCTCTCCTTACATAGTGGCGCAGCACATGGCTTCCACCTTCTCCTGCACGGTCTTGATGTCTGTAAACCCGGCGTTCTCGATGCGTTCCACCACGTCGCCTTTCTCGTCCTTCAACTCCAGTACGCCCGTGTTCTTGTCGCCTTCCCACATCCAGCCGTTCTCGAAGTGCTGGCGCATCATGTTGTCTGCGTCATGCACCACCTCGCTCGCAGGAGCCGTCACCAACTCAAAACCGCCACGCTGAACAGCAAGGCAGCGTATCTTCTTTGCCAGGTCGCTCTGACCCTTCACTGGGTGAAAGTTCAATGCGTAGCTCACCATCTCCTTCGTCACACCGAAGGCCTTTGCCAAAAATTCCCGCTGGGAGCGAGTTACTGTTATCACTCTTTTCATTGTCCTCTGTTTTTAGTTCGTTATTACTTTTGTTCGTGGAGTGTAGGGGAGTCGAACCCCACATGGCTATCCAGCGCATGGCAAACCTGCCACTCCTGCGGTCTTTCCCGCCGTCATCCGAGGCCGCCCCTGCCGACTATCCAGTGCGGCGGCTGACTATCCAGTGCAGCCTTTGGGACTTCCGTGTTATCCTTCAATCTTCTTACCCTCGGCTATTACCGTCTGAACTGCACTGAAGAACTGTATCATCTTCTGTTTCGCCTTCAGCTCCAGTCCGTATGCCATGTTGCTCATCTTGCCTGTGCTCTGACGCTCCAAATCACCATACACCAGGTCGTCTGTCAGGTGTTCTATATTGTGGCGCAAAGACTCCTCAAGTGCCGTAAGACCAAGTCCTTTGGCCGTCTCATACACAGGCTCCAGTATCGCCTTTGCGGCCATTGCTTCATACAGATCGTCGGCGTGCCAGCGGAAAAAATCTGCATAGTCATTCACCATGTCCTCTTTCCAACTTTCAATGTCACCCGTCAGGTGGTTCAACTTCTTGCGCATTCTGTTCATCGCCGCATTCAATGCAAATTCCTTATCGTTCATATTCTTTAAATGCTAAAATTTGTAATTCTCGGCCTTTTTCACTATCTTTGGCCGCGCGTTTAATCTTAAACACGCTGCAAAGATAAACAAAATGTAGATACTAACAAAACTTTTGGGGATATTTTTATCCACAAAGTGTAGATTTATATGCAGATTATGGATAAAACAAAGATGTTAGAGGGGCTGATAAGGCATTATACGAAAGGCAATAAAGCACAATTTGCAAAGCTTTTGGGCGTATCTGCCCAAACAATAAGTGCATGGATTGCTCGTAATACGTTTGATGCTGAACTTATATACGCAAAGTGTAGATATGTTGATTCCTCATGGCTGCTCACTGGTGAGGGAGCAATGCTTCAGGAAACAGAAAATAATAATGCGCCGACTCCTAAGCACACTGTTGAGATAGCCCACCAGGTTCCCCATGGCAGCAGCGAGGGCATACCACTCATACCGCTTGATGCAGTCGCCGGTTTCCCTGCCGAAAGTGGCGGTGGGGTACGTCTGGAGGACTGCGAGCGCTATGTCATACCGGAGTTCGAGAACAAAGGGGCAAATTTCCTTATCCGGGTGTCTGGCGACTCCATGGTGCCGCTATATTATAGTGGCGACCTCCTCGCTTGTCGTAAAATCACAGACATCCGATTCTTCCAATGGGGTACCGTCTATGTACTCGAGACGAGCCAGGGGGTACTCGTCAAACGCGTGCAGGAAAGCATCGATCATGCCGACAGCATTCTATGCGTGTCGGAAAACAGCAGTGTTCATCACCCTTTTCTCCTCCCACGCGACGACATACGCAGCCTGAGCATCATCGTCGGACTCGTCCGCCTCGTCTGATACTCACGTCACACGCATCACGCACACGCTCCACACCGCAAACCGTGTCGCGCACGCACATACATAGGTATAATAGGGTAGCAAAGCAGCCAAAACCCCGATAAACAGGGCGTTCCCGACATTCCGCAAAGGTTTATAACATGCCAAAACGTGGGATTATCCCCACCCCCTAAACGCCCGAAAATGACATCAATCACAATTTATTCGGAGTTATATAGGGGGTCAATCACTTGTTTTCCATGTTAAAAGTGAATACCCAAATGCACACCCTCTCTGAACATTTCGTTTTTCCATGCACACCCAAACGCACACCCAACTGCACACCCAACCCCGAAAAACGCCCATTTTCACCAATCTCAATAGCCTCCAAAACACAAAAACGGCTTGACCACTGTTCAAATCAGTGTTCAAGCCGTTCAAATACCGTTATATCAGCGTTTTAGCCGTTTAAGCCATCCTTATTTCTTCTCTTTGTCCGCTCTGGGTCCTCTTATCAGCTCTCCCTG